GCTACTCCAGACGGTGGCACTGCAGTTCCAACAGGAAAAGACGGATGGTTCTTAATCGAGGTCTGATTTAATGTTTTATCAGGAATCAAAAACAGCAAGATCGGCGGTGGTTGGAACCATTATGCCGTGGACGGGGGGATTGACTAACATCCCTCCTGGGTGGATTTTATGTGATGGTGGTGTTGTAGACGCTTCAGATTATCCATTGCTTACACAAGCTATTGGTAATACATATGATGCGTTGGGTGGATCTATTACAGGAAGCTTTCCAAGTTATTCTGGAACGGTCAAGTTACCTGACTTGAATGAAAAAACATTGATGGATATTGAATCGAGTTACTTCGCTCCTGTTGCAAATGGTGGTACAGGTAGAGCTGCAGATATAGATTCTGATGCTCTCACTATCATTTCACCAATCATTGGGGACCATGATGACAATGGTGTTACAATTTCACCAACAGATGTTACTGTTGATGTTCTCTTTAATATAAACGCTGGTGATAGAACTGGGTATACAGGAAAGATCACGGGTAACACAAAAGAAGATGGAGAAGGTGTTGCAACGGTTTATATTGGTCCTAGAAAATTAGGAAGAAAGCACGTTAAGAGACATAATCACCCAGGAACATACGCAACACTGGATGAATCAGACCGAAACAAACCTGGTAGAGGTGTTTCTGGATACGAGAACATTAAATATACAATATATCACTCACACGTTGATAACGAGGGTGGTAGTGATCAAGGTGATACCTACTACTTTGGTTGGTCGAGTGATAGTCCTGGTGATGGAACTGCAAACACAGTTGATTCACGCCCTGGTATTGTGATTGGTGACGCAGTGGCGGCTAACCCGACTAGTCAAGAAATTAATTATCAGATGACTTGGCCATCAACTACTCAAGATGCACCTGATGGACATGGTGGTGGAACACAAGGTGTTGTTGTAGCACACGTAGAATCCGAGAGTCCTCCTGTTAACTTGAAACCCATTAAATGTTTATCAACTCCTATTTCAAGAGAATTCAAGGTAACTAATGAAAGACCTGAAGGAGCATTTCTAGATCAAAATAGAGCAGTTCCAGGAGCTGCTAGAGGTGGTTATTTGAATATTCCCACTGGATTTACAAATTACTATGATGATAACAACCAAAACGCATCACAACTTCGTGACACATTAATGAGTCATGTCGGACTCAATTTTACAAATACTGATCCTGGTGGTGATTTCATTGAAGCTCATGATCATGGGGAATTTGATGTTGAGTTTGACTCATCTGGATTTAGACCCAATAGTAGTATTGTATGTGAGGTTAACCTTCCAGCAACAGTCAATGTAGATAATACACAGAATGAAAAAGCATTGCAAATTGACGTGAACATCGCACAACCAACTCTTTCTTGCATATACATCATCAGAGCATACTAAAATGGGAAAGTCTATATCTACTAATTACGCCAGACAGAAATCTCACTGGGGTGGTGTTCCTGGAACCATTCAGATTCATACCGTTCCTGGTATGGGATTTAATAATGATCCTACGACTGCGGTATTTAAAGACAACTTACCTGGTGGTTTTTTGAGATGCAATGGTGCTATCTTAAATGCAAAAGATTATCTTCTATTGTCTAGAATTTTAGGTGTAGGCAGTGAATGTAGATTTGCAAAACCAAATGCTATTCTACGTGATCCCGACCCCGAGATAGGAGATCTTGGATCATTTCAGTTACCTGATCTAGGATCTAAAGTTATGATTGGTGGTAGAGGATCGGGTGAATACCGTGAGACAACTATGACCAATAAACCCAACCAAAACAAGGTTGGTGTTGAGGTTACACCAAATACACCACTTGGTGAAAGGTTGTCCACAAACTATGTCTCCAATACTGGAGACGGCATGAAAGTTACAGCCCAATCAAGTATTGATTTTAGAGGTAATATTAAGTACAACATGCCTAGGAGTGTTGAGCCTACTATCGTTTCGATTGAACAGTTCCAAGCACACCAGCATGACGCTGATTTGCGTGTTTTGAATATCACATCTGATGGTTATAATACTGATGGTGATGGACTTACTGGTGACGCTGATTCGGCATTTGATGCAAACGTAGAAGCACAGAACATTCTAGAAGAAATTCAACCAAATGTGCAAAGAGGTTCGCCTCAACACGATCATAGAATTACAAAACCTTTTACTTACAGTAATAACTTCACTTATTCATTCCCAGCTACGAACGTACCGTTGGACGACATGGAATCATATATTGATGTTGATACAACCAACTTGGATGTTTTGAATCAAGTTGTAACTCCATTCATCATGGTACACTATATCATCAAGTTCTGATATGGGTACGTATAACAATACCTACACGTATAGTAGCAATCAGCGTTTAAGATCAGATGTAAAGTCTGTCAATTACATTACTGTTGCTGGTGGTGGCGGTGGAGCCCGCCCTAATGTTGGTTTTGGTAGATCTCCTAATAATGGTCAAGATACTAGACTGAACACCACAGGATTATGGTCGCAGGGTGGTAGACATGGAGAACTAAATCGTGGTGGTTATGGTGGATATGGAAACTACAGTTATGGTAGGAATGGTCAGATTAACTATTCTGGTGGTCAGTTTCAACGTGCTGCATCTGGTTATGGACCATATGGATCTGGTGGTGCAGGACAGTGGAGATCACCTAGTTTAACTGGTGGTGGTGGAGGTGGCGGTGCCTCGCGCTCAACATACTATCGAGGATCGAGTGGTGCTATCGCTGGTCAAAGAGTATATTGGACGATCGGGCAAGGTGGTACACAAGGTGGTAACGGACGGCGCAGAAGGGGTGACAACGGAGCAATCTATATTTCTCAAACTACATATGACCGCCCTTCTGCTAGCATAAGTGCAAACCCAACTAGTATTATTCGAGGTAACTCCACTACACTATCGTGGAGCACAGGTGGAGATGTTACCAGTGTTAGTATTGGTGGTGGTGTCGGTAATGTTGGTACTAGCGGATCATTAAATGTCTCTCCACAAACTACGACTTCATATACACTTTCGGCAACTAATCCAGCATATACAACAAATGATACTGTCACAGTTACTGTATTGATTCCGCCGTCAGTCAATATGACTGTTGACAACTCCCCTATTGTCTTGGGAGAAAGCACTACCTTGAGATGGAATGTTACTGGTGATGCCAGTTCAATGACGATTGACAACGGAATTGGAAGCACAAACCTTTCTGGTCAGCAAGTAATTACACCAACATCAACCATAGTTTATACAGGAACTGCTAGTGGACCTGGTGGAACAGGTAGTGATACTGTGGTTGTTACAGTATTGCCACCACCAACATTGAGTGTTTCTGGTCCGATTGTGGTTGGATATGAAGATCCAATAACTTTTAGTATAGAAGCAACAAATGCACCAGGTGGTGTTAGTTATGTCTATTCGCAGGTTAATACTGACGGTAGCACAGAAGCTGTGACAGATCCAGTAATGATCCCAAACAGCAATGGAGATTTGGTCAACATTACGGATTTTGAATTTACTCCTGTGTATGATAACTTTGGACCATCTTCGGTATCAATTACTTTCACTGCCAATGGATATGGTGGACTGCTAGCACAAGATGTCGAAGTTGTTCCTATCAATATTGATCAGACTCCTAATGCTATTGACATTCCCTCAACTGAAGATAAGTTGAGAGATGAAGAACCTGTTATCACACCTAACGTTGAGGTTACGACAGAACAGATTGTAATTGAAGATATTGACATCCCTGTAGAAATTAAGTCTGATTATCCTATTCAGGTTGAGATAGAGAATGAAGATGTCTGGTATAATGTGAGGGAGATCTAATGCCACAGGTTAATATTTCATGGTCTAGAAACGCAGGCGATAGTAACTACCTATATGGTATGCCTGGTGGAACTATTGGTCCCAATGGTGGTAGTAGAACTGCGAATGTTGGGTGGAACCAGGTATATAATCTATCTGCTAATGGCAGTGGTCCTGGCAATGTTGCTACGAGAAGATTGAATAGTCAGACTCTAGGTTTAGATGATAGACAAGGAGCTGGCGCTGATAATGACTTCAATGACATGATCATATATGTCAATGGTGGACAATTTATTAATGATAGTCAATTTCGAGGTCCTACTCCCGTCTATGGTTGCACTAATTCTAATGCGATTAACTACAACCCTGGTGCAGATCTTGATGATGGTAGTTGTGTAGTTGTCAATCCAATACTAAATCTTGATGCTAATCCTATTTCAATTATTAGGGGACAGAGCACTACGCTATCTTGGTCTACTAGCGATTCGGAATATATACAAACAGCTAACATTGGTCCTGCGCCTGGCGCTGTAAATACATCTGGAAGTGCCGTCGTTACACCAATCCAGACAACAACATATGACTATACTGTTACGTGGGCAAATGGAAGTAGACAAACCACTCGTACAGTTACGGTATATGTACCACCAGAAATTACAGTATCATTAGACAGTAATCCGATTATTCTTGGAGAGACAACCACATTGAGGTGGAACACTAGTGGTGATGCATCTACCATGACCATTGATCCTGGTATTGGATCAGCTCTTTTATCTAGTGCTCAATCAGTAACACCAACACAAGACACTACCTATACTCTTACTGCTACTGGACCTGGTGGTACAGATACTAAACAGATTACGTTGACTGTTATTCAACCACCAGAACTAGATTTAACTGGTCCTCTTGCAATACCTTATGGTCAATCTACCGTTGATTTTTCATACGAAGCAGCAAATGCATTGAGCATAGATGTGTCAATAACACAGAGAGATCTAGATAATAGTGATGATTTTTATACCGATACTGCTGCAACTGATGGTAGTGTATACACATATACACCAACGTGGGGCAATAGAGGACCACAATCAATTCTGGTCACAATGACTGCTAATGGGCAAGGTGGACTGCAAACAATAAGACAAGCTAACGTACCTGTTAATATTGATCAGACTCCAAATGCTATTGATATTCCCTCATCAGAAGATAAATTACGTGGCGAAGAACCAGTTATTACGCCTGATGTTGAGGTAGTTAGTGATCAAATTGTAATTGAGGATATAGATATTCCTGTAGAGGTAAAAGCTGATTACCCAATTCAGGTCGAGATCGATAATTCCAACGTTTGGTATAACGTACAAGAACTATGAGCACAATAACGCAGAATAGATTTAGTCCTGGTACGGTAACATGGACAGTGCCAGCAGGTGCCACTAATGTTAGATTTACTATTGCCGCTGCTAGTGGCGGTGGATCTAAATCGCCTTCTGATGGTAGTCTGTGGAATCATAGTAGAGGTGGATTTGGTAGAGCTGGTAACTTCACTATCGCACCAAGAAGTGGTTCATACAATCT